CGGCAACTGCTGTAACAGAACATTGGAATGGAACTTCATGGGCAGCAAGACCAAATATGGGGACTGCTTCAAGACAGCTTGCATCTAGTGGTGCTAGTAGTACTTCAGCTTTAGCTATTGGAGGATCAGCATCACCAGGAAATCTTACGGAAGAATACACAGGAGAAGTATCGGCTGTTGCAGCTAAAACATTGACAACTAGTTAAAAATAGTTATATTAGAAAGATATATGAAAGGAGTAATATGACAGAAAAACGTAACATACATGAATTAATTGTAAGAGAAGCACCGAGTCTTAATAATTTATTAGATGCTGAAGATGTTTCTAAATTTAAAGAACTAACAGGTGAACTTCGTGATACATGGACAAAGAAACAAGTCTTTAGAACAGAGACAGAAATGAGGATGTCTGTTTTACAAGATGCAAAGTACCCTACTAAAGCTTCTAAATACTGGCAATGTGTCAGGGAACAAAATGTATTCCTAGAAAACTTAATGACTTTATCTTTTGATGCCAGACGTAATGAAGTCAAACTTAAAAGATTAAAACAAAAATTAGAAAAAGAAGAAGACCCAATCAAACGAGAGCTTCTTCAAATTGATGTTGATGAAAAAACATACAGTGTTGCTAACATGCAATTAGTGGCTAGAGATAGAATGAGAGAAATTAAACTTTGGTCTACCTTAAAAAAAGAATTTGATGATGGTACCTTTGACACAAAAGATGTGAATAGACACCAACTAGAATCTTATCATCAAATCATGAAAAATAAAGCAGAAACATTAACGTCAGGTTCATCACAACCTGAAGTGTTTAATGTGTTAGGTCAATTAAAAACTATAGAAAGAGTTAAAAAATCAGGTGAAATGATTTATAACAAGAAAGAACAGTTGTCTCATGATCTCGGAGCCAAAGACAAGTAAAAAACTTTTCTTTTTAGTTGCACAGCCTAGGTCCGGTAATACTTTATTTGCAAGTATTATGAATCAAAATCCAGAGGTGGTTGTAACGGCCAACTCTATTACTTTAGAGATTATGAAGAATCTCTTTCTCCTTAAACACACCGATGTCTTTCAAAACTACCCAGATCATAAATCTTTGGATAATGTTTTAGATAGTGTCTACGATACTTTTTATAAAGACTGGCCTCAACGAATAATCATTGATCGTGGACCTGTAATGACGCCCGGTAATTTTGGATTAATTAAAAAACATTTCAAAAGGCCTTTTAAATGCATTGTATTACTGAGAGATTTAATGGATGTACTCGCTTCTTATATGAAATGGTACACAGAAAATCCTGATGCTTTTGTTAATAAGCATGGTTTAAAAAATGATGAAGAAAAATTATTGAAAATTATGAATAAAGATGGGGCTGTTGCGAAAGAGCTTGAGGCAATTAAAAATGCGTATAACTATCCCGACATATGTCACTTTATTAAATATAATGACCTTACGACAAACCCTGAAGAAGAGATACGTAAAGTGTATAAATTTTTAGAGGAGCCTTATTTTAACCATAGATTTATTGATCTAGATCAAATTAATATTAATGGTTTAAGTTATGATGATAATATGGTAGGAAGAGGTATGCATACAGTGAAGAAAGAAAAAATAGAAAAAACATATAACCCTTATATAGACAAGATACCTCAAAGTATTAGAGAAAAATATGGACACATTAAATTTTAATATTGTATTTTTAGGACAATCGGTTTTAAAATATCAGGTGCCTTTAGATATTTATAACCAACTTAATACAATTTATGAACAAAAGAGACCTACATTACCTAAAGCTAACCTACAGTTAGTTGGTAAAATTAATAATGAACATTCTTTGTATTTTAATGGTCATCCTAATAATAAAATGAATCCACACAGCGAACTACCCCATCAAATTTTACTATGGTTTGATAAAATTATGGATCATTATTTAACTTGGAATAAGATTAAAGAATATAAAAAACATTTAAATTCAGTGTGGGTTAATGAAATGAGGGAACATGAATATAATCCAGTGCACGTGCACCAGGGATCATTGTACACAGGACTCTCTTCGGTAATGATTTTAAAATTACCAGAGTCTTATGGCGTAGAATATTCAGCTTCAGATAAACCACAAAATGGAAAACTGCAGATACTAGGTTCAGCGTCTGGTTATTTTTCAAACGTAGATTATCAACCAGATATTAAGGAAAGAGATTTTTATATTTTTCCATATGATATGAGACACTGTGTCTACCCTTTTAATGGACCAGGAGTTAGAAGAACACTAGCATGTAATATGGATGTAGAGTATGACCCAATTAAAAACAGAGGAGTGGCAGAATAATGTACGAAAACATACACATATCAGAACCTAAATGGAAGAGTTGGATTGTACAAACTACAACACCATTATTTACCCCTGATCAATGTAGAGAAATTATTGCATCCGGCAGAGCACAGAAACCACAGACTGCACAAGTTGGTATGAATAAGCCTGGGGGTGGAACGGATACGAAAAAAAGAGTGACTACAATTAGTTGGATTCCATTTAAACAAATGGGACATATGTATTATGATTTAAATACTTTTATACAAAAATGTAATGAGAATCATTTTGGTTTTGGGGACATTAGAGTTACAGAACAAGCACAGTTTACAGAATATCCTGAAGGAGGATTCTATGATTGGCATATGGATTGTGATGTGAACATGCAACATGAACCACCTGTTAGAAAAATATCAATGACTCTTTTATTAAATGATCCTAAAGAGTTTGAGGGTGGGGAATTAGAAGTAATGGCACCAGGAAAATATACAGATATGAAACAAGGCCATGCAATTATTTTTGCATCGTTTTTAAATCATAGAGTTAACCCCGTTAAACGAGGGGTTAGACAATCTCTTGTTGTTTGGTTCGGAGGTAAACCTTTCAGATGATCAAAGAAGGATTTTTTCCAACACTTATATATGCACAAGATTTAAAATTAGATACTAACGAGATGGCTAAAAACATTATTCAATGGTCTAACGAAGATAAAGGCGTTCAAAAAACAAATGTAAAAGGATGGCACAGTACAACTGAAATGCACAAGAAACCTGAATATAAACCTTTAGTAGATGAATTATTTAAAATGGTACATCAAGTATTTGCAGAAGAATGGTTGGATAAACAACCTGTACTCGGGAATATGTGGGCAAACATTAACGGTCCCGGAGGATACAATAGACCTCATGTACATCCAAATAGTTTATTTAGTGGGGTATATTATGTAAAGACTCCACCTAATTGTGGAAAGTTAATATGTAATGATCCTAGACCCGGTATTCAAACCTGTATGCCCAATAGAAAAAAAGGACAACCCCCTAAACATTTATGGAGAGAGGTACATTTACAGCCCCAAGAGAATAGAGCTATGATGTTTAACTCTTGGTTATGGCACCAAGTTGAACCTAATGAATCTAATGAACCAAGAATATCAGTAAGTTTTAATTTTGTACAAGATGGCTTTCAATAAATATCAAGTAATTAAAGGTGCGCTATCCTATGAGTTAGCTAATTTTATCTTTAACTATTTTCTTTTAAAAAGAGACGCAGTTAAATGGATGTATGATCATAATGTTACATGGGATAATGGGCTACTAGGTAGCTGGAACGATCAACAAATACCTAATACTTATTCTCATTATGGTGACCATGTAATGGAAACTTTACTGGTTAAAATGTTACCAGTAATGGCAAAAGAAACGGGTTTAAATTTAATCCCTACATATTCTTATGCAAGAATATATAAAAAAGGAGATATTTTAAGAAGACATAAAGATCGACCGAGCTGTGAGATATCAACTACACTTAATTTAGGAGGGGATCCCTGGCCTCTTTTTATAGATGGTACAGGAGCTGACTCAGTCATAGATGAATATAAATCAATCATTAAACCTAACTCTCCAGAAGGCACAAAAGTCCTACTTGATGTTGGCGATATGCTAGTATATAATGGATGTGAATTAGAGCATTGGAGAGAACCGTTTGAAGGTAATACTTGCGCACAAGTGTTTCTTCATTATAACCATGTAAATGGTCCTTTTGCTGAAAAGAATAGGTTCGACAAAAGGCCGATGTTAGGTGTTCCACCAATAAGGAGCACATAATATGATGGAGTTATATGCTACAAAAGTTAGGTTTTTTACCTGGATTCAACAAACAAGTCACACAGACCGGGGCCGAGGGACAATGGTATGGAGGTGACAATGTTCGTTTTAGATATGGTACCCCAGAAAAAATAGGTGGTTGGATTCAACTAGGTGATGATAAATTAACTGGTGCAGCCAGAGCTCTTCATCATTGGGACGATAACGCTGGTATTAAATACGCAGCTATAGGAACTAATAGAATTTTATATGTTTATTCAGGTGGAGTTTTTTATGACATCCATCCTCTTAGAACTACTTTAACAGGTGCTAAGTTTTCAAGTACTTCTTCACAGAAAGCAGTCACGGTAACATGTACTGGATCTCATGGTCTAGGTGAAAATGATATTGTTAAGTTTGACAATGTAAGTGGGGTCACTGCCGTAGGGTCTACTTATACCGACGCTAGTTTTGAAGACATAAAATTTATGGTAACATCTGTTCCTACAACAGATACTTTTACAATCACAATGGATACGACGGAATCAGGAACACCTCTATCGTTAAGTGGGGATGCTTCTGTATTATGTTATTATACCGTAGGACCTGCACAACAGCTAGGTGGTTATGGTTGGGGTACAGCGTTGTGGGGTGGTACAGCTTTAGGGCCAGCAACTACAACACTAGCTTCTACTATTAATGATACTGTAACTGATATTCCTTTAACTAACTCTGCAGCGTTTCCATCTACAGGTGAGATTAGAATTGGGTCAGAGGACATAAGTTTTACGGCCAATAATACAACAACTAATATTTTAAGTGGCGGAGCTAGAGAAGTTAATGGCACAACTAAAGCCGGCCACAGTTCAGGAGATACTGTAACCAATATATCTGAATATGTTGCGTGGGGTGAAGCATCTTCTGCTGACTTTACACTTGACCCTGGTTTATGGGTATTAGATAACTACGGAACAAAATTAATTGCACTAATATATAATGGGGCATGTTTTGAATGGGATGCAGCAGCTGCTGCTGCGGTCAACAATCGAGCTACGTTATTAGCAAATGCACCAACTGCATCACGTCATGTATTAGTATCTACTCCAGATAGACACTTAGTGTTCTTTGGAACAGAAACAACTATTGGTACAACATCAACTCAAGATGATATGTATATTAGATTCTCTTCTCAAGAGAGTATTAATGCAACAGATTCATATACAGTTAAAGCAAACAACACCGCGGGTACACAAAGACTTGCAGATGGTTCTAAAATTATGGGGGCTATCAAAGGTAGGGATGCAATCTATGTATGGACAGATACTGCATTGTTCCTAATGAAATTCGTTGGTCAACCCTTTACCTTCTCATTTGAACAGGTGGGAACTAACTGTGGATTGTTTGGTAAAAATGCTTGTATGGAGGTTGATGGTACAGCTTACTGGATGTCTG